GTTCCTTTCACTCAATAATTCCAGCTAATTAGCTTGGAAGACCCTTTACAAGAACCTTCTTGTAGTAGAGGTTGGAGCCAAAGATGTGCTCATGGATAGCATATCTTGACATCAAACCTACTGTTGGCTGGAAGGACTGCTCGAAGATTGTCTTCGATACCATCAACTGAATGTATGGCAGATAAATGACACCTGCATCATACTCCGATGGTCCCTTGTAACCAACTGTCAGATAATCAGGATAACTGTAGCTCTTATATGTCTGTGTGATGGCGAATGTGTCTCTGAAAACCGTGATACGGCCGTCGAGAGAACCCATCTTCGAAATTCCGGCCACCAGCGTGTTAATCTCACCGTCTGTTGGGTGAATAACGAAACTGGAAAGACCTTCAAAAGCGGCACAAACATATGGAGAAGCGAGAACGAAGTTACCCGCACCTCTTCTTGTGTCGATGGCGATCTTGTTGGCTCTACGAACAACGACATTGTAGAGGTTACGATATCTTTCCGACTCCCACCTTCCATCAGCGTTAGCTGTGATGGTGTAATCCCAAGTCGATACCTCAGCAACCGAATTGACCTTGTTCACGATTTCACGGTCAATTTCTGCCGTGATTTCATAGGCGAGAATGTCCATCATCTCTTCCTCAAGATCAAGACCGTGCATAGCCTTCAAGTCCTGAGCGACTTCGAGCGACCAGCGGCTTCTTAGCTTACGGGTCTTTGCTTCGACCTGTGCCTTCTCAACTGTCATATTGACTTCGTTGATAATGTTACCGACGCCGATACCAAGACCGACATCAGAAGTGTCAAGACCAATGTATTGACCAGTATTGCCAAACTCGTTGGAACCAAGCTGTTCACCCGCTGAGGTGAGATATGTTCCAGAGTATGATGTGTCAATCTTGTTGTATCCAAGTTCATTGGCTGCACCGGGGGTTGCGCTGTCAGGACCAACACCTGTGTAGGTGGATGGGCCACCAGCTCTAAATCTCAATGCAAATGCCAGACCAACGGGTCCTGTCAATGGCTGAACACCAACGATTTCGTGGGCAATCAGCTCAGGGAATGTACGTCTGACCATCGGAACTGCAATCTGGAAGAAATCACCAGAACCGGAGTAACCAGCGCTTCTGGTAAGTCCTGTCTGTGTGTAGTTTCCAGCTTCCGTAAGGTACTTATACTCGTTTTCGAGCATGACGGCAGTAGACTTCAGAACCTTGCGGGACTTAATCTTGTTGCCTTCATTGAGAACGTCATTCCATTTCTCAATCAGTTTCTTTGTTTCCATCTTTAGAATATTCCTCCTAAAACGTCTTTTTCAAAAATTTACTTTCCTTCCTTCAGCATTCTGACAACACCCTGAACATACTTCTTGAATGGATCATCGGATTCCTTTACTGCTGGTTCACCAGTTTGTGTAGGAACTTCGATGGAACCCTGTCCCATCTGAGCAGCAGGTGTTGCGTCATCGGCATCCTTCATCATCGCAGAGCAAGATGGACATGCCGTTGTGGAGCATGCGGTCTTTGATGTTGCATGGGCACCACAGCTAGGGCAGATACAATCGAAGGTCTTTGCCTCTGCATCGGGCTCTGTCGTGCCCGGAGCAAGACCTGTTGTTGCATCCGGCGTATCCAGTTCGGAAAGAATGTTGTTGACAACAAGGTCAAACTTCCTGTCAATCTCTTCCTTCTCCGTAAGGTCGCCGAGAAGGTCAACCACCTTCTTTCTCTGTCCCTCTGTCAAACCGTCACACTTCTTTCTCAAGTAGAGATGAGCTGCCATCGCTCTGGCGTCTTCCTCAACCTTCATCGACTTTCCAATCGCCTCGTTGAGTTCTCCCTTGAGTCTGATAATCTCGTCCTTGGCCTCTCTCAGCAAGCTCTTTACTTCGTCATTGAGAAGTCCTTCATCAATGGCGAGTCTCACCTTCAAGGTCTGGATGACATCATCATAGAGTTCGCCCTTTCTTGCATACTCAACAATCTTCTCAGGCAGCTTGAGTTCTTCCTCAAGAACTGTGTCAACGAAGTTGGAGAACTTCGATGTCACGTCATTCTTGTACTCCTCAAACTTTGCCTCGTACTCCTCAATCAGTCTCTCTGACTGCTCTTTCAGAAGAGAGTCGGCTCTCTCCCTTGCCTTGACATCAATCATTTCTTCGATCTTCTTCTTGGCGGAGGCAATCTGTGACTCATCGAGTTTGTCGATACCCAAAAGTTTTGTGATTTCTACA